TCGATTGCTTTGATAAGGAGTTTAGATAGTTTAGTACAGTCATCCTGTGTTATTCCATACTCTGTGTGGTAGTCCTCTGATTTACAATCAAAGAACATGTTCTCAGCTATCTTCTTAGCACCAGCAGAGTATGCCCTAGTCATTGACCCTCGCTTAGAGATACCCTTTCGGATATGCTTCATGGGCATTAAGGCTATAATAGAATTCAACCTGTCATCTTTACACAGGTTAATCATTTCTTTGGCAGTCTGCACATAGAAATCTTTCTGTATATCTACAGGGATCAACCCCACTAAGTCACCAGTCTGTTCATCTTTAGAGATGGCCCCTAAGTGTTGCCATCCATTATTACTACCATCAATTGGGATAGGTAACGATGTCATGTGTATCCTGTTGTCTTTGAATGCACAGTCAAAATCATACCACTCCACACAAGCAGCTAAGAAAGATACCTTCTTTTCAGCTGAGTCAGAGAACTCTTGGTGCTTACCCGCATCTATGATCTCAGACATGTATTCATTAGTCCAAGATATACGATCCTCAAGTGTCATCTTGTCAACTGATATGTTATCCAAGCCTTCACTTTTTAGGTACTCTCTATAGTCTTCATTGCACCAATCTGGTATCTCATCAATGTTGTAAGACATATTAAACACAGACGCAGTGTGTATAGCTAACCACTGTAACCCACTTTCTGTCATGGGCTTAGCATGTTGAAACTTAAACAGTCCCCTTGCTAGATCAGATCCTTGAAAGTTCATAAAGCTTTCACAGTAGTAGAACCTACCTCTGTAGTCTACATCTAGGTACTGATAGAACTCATCTAACTCAGACAGCTTACGTGCCTTTTCAGATATGAATGCCCACTCTACCATCTTGCTTCTACGTTTAAGCTCTTTGGCATCGTTGTCCTCTACTGGATCTTGAGATACAAATAGATCTTTATTATTAACCATAGCCTCATACACAGGTGTGTTAATTACCCATGCTGTTTGCTGTAGTTTGTTTAAAGCTTGTATCCAAGGAGCATAAGGATTTAAGGGATCATTCTCTAGCCTTCCCTTTATTATTGGTCGATTAACTCCATTGATCTGTTGGAACATTTTAGTTATGTCCACAGGTCTTTCAGTGGTTGTTGCAGCAAGTGGGAAGCTTACTCCCTTAGCTGGTATAACACCTAGCTCAAACCACCTAGGGGCAGCTGACACAACGTGACAACTGTTCCTTGTTTTAGCATAGGATAACTCAATGAAGTTAAGATTATACAGTGCCTCTATAAACAGGTCACCTATAGACACTTGAGAGCCCCAAGGTAGGGGCTCCCGATCTAACTCTCTTCCAATACTCTGACCTATCTTCGTTGAAGCGTTGGTCAATGTAGTAGTACCTGATGGGCTGGAGCTAGTATCTTTTGTAAATTGCATTTGCAGAATTGCAATAGCTTTAAGAACGTAATCTTCCATACGTTCACTGTAGTCTATCGATAACCTTAGCAAGAGACCCGCTACGTGGGGTCTTCGTCTTGCAGGACTTACCCCATCTACTCTCTTTACGAGGTAGTTAACTATCTCTTCAACTGCTGACATGTAATCTCCTATGTCGTTACGTAATCAAACCCCTCCTCTTTAGCTACGAGTCGGGTAGTCTTAGTGTCATAAGATGCACTACCTGCATCACCTGTTTGTCCAGTGAATCTAGACTTGAGAACCCTGAAGGTAACTGTGTTACGTTCATAATCATCAACAGCTACTAGGTTCCTAGAGAATGCGATGATGTCAAATGAGATCTGTTTAATAGAACCAGAGCCTTTGATGTCATCGATGGATGCAATGTTACCATCCTCAAAGGCTTTACCACCCTGTGCTTTACGCAAGTGTGAGATCAACCCCAGCCATATGTTATGCCTCTTAACAATCTTAAGTAAGTCTGACATAAATTTATCGATAGCTTCGTTACCAGACAACCCATCACTACCTTCTGATACAGCAATGGTGATGTGATCTAGTACCAAGTACTTGCAACCCATGAGGGCCATGTACTCTATCTTATCTATCAGGCTATCGTCACCTACTGATCCTTGGTGGTCGAGGAGTACAAGTCTCTCATCTCCAAATACTTCATCAAAACCTCGTCTAAGTTCGTCTTCAGGCGGAGGTGTATCCTCATTAAGAGGCTTCTTGATAGCCATCCCAATGAATTTCTCTGCCGTATCTCCAACGCTTTCTTCCAAACTGATAAGCCCAATACGATCTTTTGTTTTTGTGAGAAGATCCAAGATAATCTCTTTGATAACAGTAGACTTACCACTGCCAGTTCCAGAAGTGAATAGAGTAATCTCACCATGTCTAATTCCTTTTAGTTTCTTGTTCAAACCACTGAGACAATCAGGGTAAGGAACACACTCTACGTTTTGACGTTGCTTGAATTGGTTCCAGATAGGTTCACCTGTAACAATACCAGATGGGTTCCAACTCTGTGCATTCCATATGCATTCAATCAGAGTCTTCCAACCATGCTTCATAAGCGTATCATTGGCATCCTTCTCAGGCAGCTTAGCTATCTTAGCTTTTCCCGGTTTAATCATCTTACCTAGGAAGTCAGCCATCTTCTTACCAGCTTCATCCTGATCCATCATGATCACTACAGTTTTAAAACTATTGATCCAATCCCTTTGAGCAAGAGGCACAGAGGTAGAAGATGCAGAAGGGACACCAACCACAGCATAGGTACGTCCGTATTTTTCTTGGTATGCTTGGGCAACCGACATGGTGTCGATGGCTCCTTCACAGATGACCAACGTAAATCCTGAAGTTGCTTGTCGTTGTCCGAATAATTCGACATTTTTAAAGTCTCCATAAACACGGAAGTCTTTTGGTAACTTACGTTCTTGATAGGCTGTAACGTCACCATCAACTGTCCAAGGATAGTAATGAGCTAGGGGTTTACCATTGGTATCCACAGACATCTTTACTTTAAAGTGGTCCACAATCTTATGTGAGATACCACGAGATGTCATAGGGTAGCTACGATAGGTTCCTATCTCTCCCAGAATTGGGCTTGATAACATATCATCTATGTCGTCATCGTCTATTAAATTATTCATGTTACTACTTTCTTTAAACACAGTCTTCCCACATGAGAAGCAGTGTGTTCTTGGGTTGTCATCATTATAAATATGGTTAGCATCTGAGCTACCACAACTTTCACAATTAGTCTTCAATTGAAATCCCTTTCTTCTTTCAGATCCCTATTATAGTTTCGTTTCTTTCGAGTCTTGGAGTGCTTCGACTCCCACTTCGAGTTCTTCTGTTTGTGTAACTCGGACCCAGAGATACTCTCTTCCTCGTTTGACTCTATCTCGTTGTAAGATGATACCTTGGACAGTTTTGTCATTGAACTCCTCAAATATGTTTTGGTATGTATCTAGTAATGGTTTAATTATGTTGTCTAAGTCTGAGGCTTTATTAGATAACCCAGCATAGACAATGAAATGAACAGGGCTGTTACCATAGGGCCACTCTTCGCCCATTAGTATCGTTGCCATCTCTTCTTGAAACCTCTTATAGTCAGCTGTCTTGTAGGTTGTCCTTCCCTTTCTCACAAACATCTTGTTTGCTGATAATGGTTTGATCTGGAATAGCTGCTCCATTTCTACGCTCCGCTGTTCTAATGGCATGACAATTGTGACACACCACTTCTGTTTTAAACACCTCATCAAGCACTGCACCTATATCCCTGTCTTGTGAGATCATTCGAGAAACATTGTGTAGTTTCTCGAACTGAGGTAAATGATCAAATGCAAGTGCATCTGGGTGCTTGTTGTATCCACAATCAGTACACCCTATATCAGTTTTAAGAAGCCCTATGAACTTCCGCTTCTGCTTTCGACTTATGCTGGCTAATTTGTTCTTTAATGTCATCTAACTCTTCCCAAGATGTTATCATTGTTAATAGGCGCTTAGAGATGTCTGGATCTCCTGCCCTGTTTGTTCTCCATGCTGCACGTACTCGGTTCCACCTACGTTCCATAGGTACACCATGCAGTATTCTTTCTGCCTTCTTAGGGCCAACTCCTTTAATTCCCGGAATGTTATCCGATCTATCACCAGTTAGACACTGAAGCATAAGCTTAAGGTTAGCAGTGTCATCGTTGATCTCTTGTATTTCTTTCTTCACAAAGTTATAGTGAGTCCCAGGAATTTGTAGTAGATCTTTATCAATACCTGCAACTGTGTACTCTTGACCTACCTCTCTGCACTCGGATGCCCATATACTAACAAGGTCATCCGCTTCCATATCATCTGCTTCAATGGCTTCGTACTTATCAACCATGTATTTATGGCCGTAGTTCAATGCTTCTTTTACATCTGCATCTAGATCCTTTCTTGTTGACTTGTAGTTGGGGTAAATATCCTTTCGGAAATTACCCCTTCCTTTGATTGCCACTAGGAAACTATCAGACCCACAGTTCTGTTGGATCTCTCTCATAGTGTGATCGATACCTACTCGTATATCCTTTTGCTTCTTTGTGACACAAGCCATGCGAAAGTATATTGAGTCTGAATCTACTAGTATTACTGCGTTATCAGTGAACATCTGCGTAACTCTCTCCGATTACATAATCACCACCATCCATACATGTTACACCGAACAGTTCTGGACCAGCAGCGAAAGATTCTTTTAGTATTTCCCCAACACGCTTAGCGTCATCAGGGTGTGATTGAAATGCCATCTCATCATGGTAGAACAAACGAGGTTCAGCACGTAGTTTCTCTTCTTTAATCTTATCCCATGCCCACATCAGTGCAGCCTTACAGGTCACACCTTCAGCGGCTTGAAGTAAGTAGTTCAAAGTCTGATGACCAGAACCACAGAAGACTGGGCGTCCATCAAGTGCAGGGAACCATCCATCACCTTGGTTGTGTGATGTTTTGTTCCAGATACCTAATAGTTTCTTCTTGAGTTCTTCCAAACCCTTTATGCCCTTTGAGAAGTTAGCACGAGACTTACGCCCTGCCTCACTGTTAGCTTTACCTGTCAGGACTTGACCCAGTTTAGCATCACCTGCACCGAAAAGATAAGCATAAAGATATCCCTTGGCTACACCTCGGCTACAGCCAAGTGCATCTGCATTACGCTGATGTTGATCACCATAGCGTACCTCATTGGTGAAGTCGTCATTGCCAACGTAATGGCATAGCCCACGCAACTGATTACCAGCTGAGTCAGCACCAACAATTACTGTTCCCGGATCAGGCTTAAGCATTCCACGAATCTCTTTACCCCAAGGAGTTTCAATTCCCGGAAGGTTAGCAATAACTTCGTGACGGACCCTGAAGGTAGGAGTACCAATAGTCCACATGTTACCATGAAGTCTCTTATCATCTGTAATCTCCACTCGTTCTACCCAACCTTCCATGAGAGAAGCCTTGTGGCGCAGTACATAGTACTCATCCACCATAAGACCAACCTCACCAAGTTTAGATAGTGATGATGTTGTAAGTTTAGGGCCAGTAGTTATCCACTCGCGTCCTACTTTCTTTCTGTTGTATTCGTCTGGCTTCCATCCGATTGTTGTAAGCCAATCCTTAACCGCTTCTTGTGATCCCAGTTTAGCTTGTTCCTTAGTTGTTCGTTGGAACTTGAAAGCTGGTCCCGCGAGATGGGTGTCTTCGATGCTGACTTTCGTTTCAAAATATTCACTAAGCAGCTTGGCAGTTGTCGCGGTGTATGTACCATTCTTTTTATACTTAGGAGTCTTAGGTTCTTTATCTATGAACACAACCTTAGTACCCATCTGGGGTTCGATTATGTTTGAGATCTCAGCCATGCGTTGTTGCATAGTACCTAGTAGTTCCTTAGCCTCCTCCATGTCAAAGTACCAGCCCTTGTTCTTGCAGTATGCGTTGAACTTGGCTGTCTCATGTTCTGCTTTCATACCCAGTTTAATCTTAGGGTTAAACGTAGCTACCTTCTTGTATTCTGTTAGCAACTCATTGTACACATCTACATTCACTCGTACATCTTGTACACAGTAACGTAACATCTCACGAGAGTAAGCATCCCAACCATCTTCATATGTTATTTTACTGTTGCCTAGGTGTTCACCCCAACCAGCAAGACCATGACGATGGTTACGTTTGTACCTAAGAACCTGAGACATAACCCACGTATCATGTAGTCGCTTCTCATTGAGGGTAGTACCGCACAGCTTGTCCATTACCACATTATCAAAACCAATGATGTTATGGCCTACCAGAAGCTCTGCGTTCTGTAGTAGAGAAGCACCATCAGAGATGGAGCCATGTAAGTTATCGTGATCAGAGAATTTGTAAATCTGATTTGTATCTAAGTTCTGTGCAACAATCATCCAGATAGTATCAGGAGTAAGACCATTACATTCTATATCATAACATAGGCGCATATTGCGTCCTTTCTTTACTTGTTTAAGTACATTTTTAAATCGTTGTATCCACCTATCAGTTCATCATTATAATAAATGATAGGCACTGTGTTCATTAGTGAGCGTTTCATTATGTTTTTACCTATTCCAATTTGCAGGTCAATGGCATACTCTGTAAAACCTTTACCAGTTTCCCTTAGTAACTCCTTAGCCCTAATGCAAAAGGGACAGTTAGCTATGCAATAGATTTCATACATTGTTCTTGTACTCCCATAATATCTTATTGAGTTTAGCCAACTCATCTTCTAATTTATATATTTGACGCTGTAGGTTTTCTATTTCACCGCACATGCTCATCCTCTCTCCTCTCCTTTATACTTACAGCGTCATCAACGCATCCCATGATACAGGGAATAGTTTTACCATACGATCACTGATCTGATTGGCAACACTTTGAGTTTCCACTTGCGTATCTTTAGAGCATCTAAGTTTACACATGTCGGCAAAAGCATCTAGACTGCCGCTCCAGTACCATTCTGTTACAAGGTTGAGTGGTAAGACAGATCTTGCTTGTTCCTCACAGACACCCATAGTCAGTAGATACTTATACTGTTTGGCAGCTTCTATGCCAGACTGTTGTATTACTGCATCTAACATGTGGTTATCTATAGGTTTACCTGACCCTTGTTTCTTATCCGAGATGGATTCCCTTAGTGTGGGTATGAAATACTGTGGTTCATCTGCAACATATCTCCTTGATATCTCATTCCAACGTAAAAACTTGTGCTTAACTAGTTGTCGTGCTACATAAACACTTGACTTTACATGAAAAGATGCAAAGGCATGTCCGAATGGTGATGTGTGTTTGTGTTTAGCCAAGTATTTTATTAGCTTTATATCTTTATCTTTCAGACAACCTTCGTTACCTATGCCACGCATATCAAAACCACGCCACTCACTCTTTTTACCATAGCTAACTCGTGCTGCATTAACAACTGACAGGTCAGTACCCATAGCATCTATGAATGTAACCTCACTGTCACGTATACATCGTTGGGTGACACTTTCAACTATCATTATCTATCCTTTCTAAGAAAATCCTGACACATGCAACTTGAGCATTGTCAGTTGTAACCATTATTTTAGCAGTTTCCATTATAGCTGAACATCTTTTCAGACTTCCATAGTTTCCTAATTGAAATACATCCACACCCATTCCCGGTACAGCGTTTACCCATAAGAGTACCCACATTGTAACCATAATTTATCCTCCTGTTAGCGTTCAGCTTTTAATTTATCCTCTGGTTTACTAAGTATGTTACCATCCCTGACTGTCCTGTGGAAGTCGATGATTCCCCTAGCTACCTCTTCGATTTGATTACGATGTAACCCAATGTCTTGCAGTTGATGATCATGCAGTTTGTGTAGTTCTCTTACTGTAGCGTTCATGTTAGCACGTTTACGAAGTGTTTCTGCTATGTTTCTAATCAAGCTCATATAGAACCTCCCCTATTCTTTTGTTGGCATATCCCATGTACTCACTGCTCAAATCAGCATCTAAGCATTTAGCATACACGATCTCTTTGAATTCCTTAGGGGTACTGAAGTCACCATGTAGGTAGACTACCCTTACAATCTCATCGATCTCTGTTTGTATTCTTTTAAATTTACCCATTAGATATAATCTTTCATGTTCTTATCTAGTTGCTCTATCCGCATCTCTGCGTATCTCATGACTTTACGTAAGTCTGTTATCTCTGAACCTACTTCGTCTTCACCTTCATATATCTTATGACCAGCCCTCATAGCATACTTAATTATGTTACCAGTATGGAAGGGTAATCCATTTTCCATTATGAATGTAATAGGTTCTATTTTCCACATTGTGTAGTGGGATGGTTTGTTTACTATGTCTGACATTTTATGCCCTTTCTCTAAGTTCCTTATAGGAAGAGAGTCATTCTCTCTTTTAAAATTCGCCCCCTGTGGGCGAATTCATATAGTACTATAAGAGGTGATTAATATGTCTAAAGGATTCAATCCGAAAAGCCTTCAGAATTTAGCTCCCTCGTTCACTAAAGATAATGCTAAAGAGATGCAGTTGAAATCTGCAGCTTCACGCAAAGCATCCAGTGATGCTAGGCAAGCACTTAAGATGAGCATGGGAGATTGGAAGAAGTACAAAGAAGATGTACTTGACCATGTGGAAATGAATTCTCTAGATGTCTTGAAGATTCTAATGTTTAAAGCATTAGACAATGAAGACTTCGATACCGCAAGTGATCTTGCAGGTAAAGTCGCAGAATACGAACAACCTAAGCTACAGCGTAGAGAACTACAGATTGAAGAATTAGGTGCTGATACATTATCCGATGATGAACTTGATAGGAAACTACGATTGCTGCGAGTAGTGTAATTACCCGCAAGTAATTGCAAGTGCGTGTTGTCGGTTACCGAAAAAAAAGCCAGTGCGTGTTGTCGGTTATCTAAAAAATTATAAGAACCCAAAGACTCTGTGAGAGTCTCTGGGTTCTTTTTTTATTTCCAGTTGAGCCCGTGGAATCCCTCTGGGGAATCAAATGACTTTATCAGATCTTTAAACATATTAGGTGACATTGTTATTACTTCATATGTTTCTAGATCACTGTTGTACTGACGTATGGATAAGTAACCCGCATAGTTACCAGCGTTTTCAAATATAAGATCAACGTCAAGATCTTCACCAGAGTCATCCATGATTACAATTTTGGTTTGATCGAAGTCTTCTTCAATTGTAAATGGCATTAGGTATTAACCGCTAGTATTATAATACCTATAGATGCGGCTAGTAGCAGTGTCATCATTGCACTACACCTGTTATTTCTATAACGCTGTTATCATGACCTACATGGTGATAGCAAGTGTTACAGTGTGTTGAAAGCACAGCCTCGTCTTCTTGCACCATCTCCTGTCTGTCCATGTTCCACGTTACCCAGCAAGTAAAGCTAAGGTCAGTGCCATGACACGCTCTGCATAGGTACACAGTCTTTGTTTCACCTGACATGAAGTTACTCATGATATCTCCTTATCTGTTGTCACCAGACCCTTGTAGAGTCCCATTGGCTGCCCGTTGGGACAATTTATAAAGGTTTGCTCCCGCAATAGTGTTAAGGTCTTCTCCGAGGTGATGAGCGAGTACTGCAATGTACCATAGGACATCCCCAAGTTCTGCGGCGATACCATCTGTACTCCTACCATCACGTAATACTTTCTTTATTTTATTTGCAACTTCCCCTGCTTCTCCTGCTAGTCCAAGTGTTAAGTAACTCAGTGCAACTTCTTCAGGGAATATTGCAGTATCTACAGCCTTTCGTTGGTATTGGTTCATATAAATTGTCATCAGTACCTCTTAACTTTTTCTACTATAGTGTCAACATTGTTATCCGAATAGCATAACCTACAGTCTTGACACTTTTGACCTGTGCAGTTCTGACGCTCTACGAAATCATTAACGTCTACATTGTTGAAGGTTTTATCAAAGTACCTAGGTGGTTTTGATAGTATGTGCCCCATCTTGGGGTTACTATATATTAACTTTAGGTTTTTTGGTTTACCATATCTTTTCATGCACCGAAATACGATGTCAACTCTTTTTGTCCACAGTGCGAAAGTGCACCAAGGGTTGTCTATAACGATAGCCAGTAGGTTTTCGAGGTGTAGCATGTTTATTAATTCACCATGCGCATTAAACCTAAAGATTGTATCGTTAATTCTTGGTATTTCCTGCCGAGTTAATGGACGACTAGACAGGATATCACTGTTTCGTTGCAAAGCTGGGGCCATATTCTTACGGAACCCATCTAGCATTTTGTGGCTGTAGCACACACCGCATATGTTGTCAGTGTTGTGCTTTACAGCCTTGCTGTTTTGTTCTTTGCAATACTCATTGGTCTTCGTGTTTGTACTTATTGCTTTAAGACCCATTAGTTTACCTGTCATTATCGAAACATGCACTGCAGGTTTAGACATCACTATCTCCAATCTTTATGAATACAATTTATATCTATGGTTGTTCTTTTGCTAGTTTATCGTATGATACTTTTATTTTAATAGACTTTATCATTTCATAAAGATTATCTATTTGTTCTTCCATAGCTACTATTATTGCTGCCTGTGTTTTTAGTTCAACCATTTGTTTTAATGTCATTTGTTTCCAATGGTCATTGCTGGTGTTCTCATTCATCCTCTATATCCTCACCTTCTTCAGGGTTCCATGAGTCTCCTACACCATCTAGCCATGTACCTTCAAACATACCACCTTCGTCTTGGTAGTCTGCATCTACGAATACACCTAGGTCTTTAAGTCTTTGCCACACTGGAATAGGTGGTCCCCAAGCAGTCCAGCATTGGAAGCTAATTGTTGCTTCTTTACCAAACATCTCAGATTCACATGGCTGTGCTCCTGTTATACTCATTGGTAATACATTTTCGTCAATGCGAAATGATGCATCCTCGACTTCAACATCCACCACTTCCCATTTTGTACCCCAGTTCTCTATACGCCAATCATACCAAGTATTGTCCAGAAACATTTCTAATGGGACAGGTGAGATTGTTTGCAAAAACTGTGGTTCTTGATAAGTTAGGCTGTTGAACAGCTCTGCAATTATTTCTCTTGGGCCTCTAAGAAATACTTGTTGATAACAATGATTAGGCATAGTATTCTCCTTGGGTTACGTCTTTTCTTTTACAACTGATGTTATGTTGAATTCAGCATTTTGTAGCATCTTGTTGATTCCATGATTTAATGCCTTGGTTATTGCATCCTCTTGATTGTAAGCTACTATTGAGAATGAATTTTCTATTCTTAAATCTACAGTGTATCTATTCATTGCTTTCATCTAAAAATCCTTCATCTATGAATCCATGTTCAATGCCAAATTTAGCGTAGAGGCACTGTAGAGCTATGAATATATCTTCATCATCGTAATCTTCATTACTGAACATATCTATCTCATACTCATCGTTTGTACCTAGCCACATTGTGACATTGAACAGTTCATCAATTCTTTTGAAATCATCAGTTGGTTCTTTAAGTTTAAACTTTATGATATTAGTCATCTAGTTGATAGCATCACATTTATTGTGACCAGATTCTTCTTCTTTTGTACTTATATCCATATCATGAAGAGTGTGACCTAAGTCTGTGAATAGCCCTTCTGCTTCTGCTCTACTCAGTATTAATGCCCTTTCTGCTATCTCTATGACTACTTCACCCGAAGCTGTCCAGAAGATATTTTGATTGTCCATCATGTTACTCTCCTTTTTATGTGTTTATTTGAAACCTCGTAGTTTGATAACATTGCGAATGCGGTCTACAGTAGCGATAGATAATTTAGTACGTGATACA